ATACACATCGAGGGGTGACTTGGTTACGGGTGAACCTGTCAGCAGCCGCCGATACTTGAAGCCCGATGCAATCTTCATCAGAGCCTTGGTGCGCTTGGCTTTGTGGTTCTTGATCGTTGTGCTTTCATCGATGGCGATCATGCCGTATTGACCGAATCGCTTTGCCAACCACAACCCTGCGGTCTGACCCTTTACAGTAGAGAACGCTTCGACGTTCATCACGAATACTGTTAGCCCAGAATACATCTCTTTGATGCTGTCTAATTCTTTGCGCTGTGTTTTATTTGGTGAAGACACCCACCTGATGACACGCGTTGGTACATCATCAGACATGTGTTCAGGAATTTCTTTCGCAACCCAGTTGCGGTACACACCTTTTGGTGCAATGATCAATGCGAAGTTGCACTTCCCATCGAGGAACAGAGATCCGAGGTTATCGATTAGAACCTTCGACTTGCCTGTTCCCATCTCCATAAAGAACCCAAAGGCATCACGGTCTCCAGCGTGGTCCATAGCCGTCCGTTGATGATCATATGGTTTCGTTTTGAATTTATAGTTGACAGTCATTTGTATCCTCCGATATAGTCCAACTTACGGCACATGTACTTGTGTGTCAACCACAACCCCTGAAGAGGAGAAAACTTTGAGAGAACAGTTTAAAGTATGGCGAGGGAACGCGGGTCTAACGACCCAAGACTTGGACCAAGTCAGTGAACTCGCACACAAAGCAACCACAAACAAAGCGCGTGTTGGCGACAACCGAGCAACAGACGACAAGATACGCAGCAGTCGTATCGGTTGGCTGAACCAAAGTGGTTGGCTGCGTGACCGTCTGTATGGTTTTGCGGAAGAAGCAAATCGTCGGGCGTTTGCCTTCGACTTTACTCGATGTTGTGACATTCAATACACTGAGTATCACGCAGAAGAGAAGGGTCACTACAACTGGCACATCGATGTATCATTCACCAAGGATACTCCATTCGACCGTAAGCTGTCACTGACTGTGCAGTTGAGCGATCCGAGTGAGTACGAGGGTGGTTTGTTCAAGATCGAGAACCAGACCCTACCAGAGTGGTATCAAGAGAAGGGAACCGTGTTGGTATTCCCAAGCTACTTGCGCCACAGAGTTGAGCCAGTAACGAAGGGCGTTCGTCGTTCCCTAGTTGCGTGGTTCGAAGGTCCACGTTGGAGGTAATGATGATGGATATATTTGATGATATGTTTGATGAAGCGGATGCGTTAGCAAACGTGGATCAGAACACAGGTAAGCAGTTGAGCCAGTTGGTTCGCAATCTGCGTAATGTGGAACAGCAGATCGAGGAAGCTGAACAGCACCTCAAGATGCTGAAGGCCGAGAAGCACAAGCTGTCGGTCGAGAACATCCCGAACCTGATGGATGAGATGGGCGTCGAGCGTCTGGATGTTGACGGTGTTACCGTTGAGCGTCGGATGATCGTGAGTGCATCGATCCCTGTGGAGCGGAGAGAAGAAGCCTTCCAGTGGCTGCGTGACAACAACCTTGATGACATTATCAAGAACGATGTGACGTGTTCGTTTGGCAAAGGCGAAGACAATATTGCGGGAGATGTCGTTGGTATCCTGCAAGAGAGAGGGTTTGATCCGAAGACCAAGACCCACGTTCACCCATCTACACTCAAGGCGTTTGTTAAGGAACGTGTGTCTGATGGCAAACCAATCGACCTCGATATGTTCGGGGCATTTATTTCCAACGCAGCTCAAATAAAGAGGAAAGCATAATGGCAACCGCAGTAGCAACAAAGAAGAATACACAAGTAAGTGCAGACGTGATGGACGATATCTTTGCGTCCGCAGGTGATGGTGCAAGTTTCGAGGCGAGTGAACTACAGATACCGTTCGTTCGTCTGGCACAACAGATGTCGCCTGAACTCAACAAGAAGGATGCGAAGTACATCGCGGGTCTTTCGTCTGGCGATATGTTCAACACCCTGACGCATAAGACGTACGACGGTGAGAACGGTGTGGATGTCATCCCGTGTTACATCACAACCAAGTACCTTGAGTTCGTTACCCGTGAGAACGGTGGCGGGTTCATGGGTGAGATCGATCCTGCCGATCCGATCTTGCAGCGCACAACCAAGGAAGGGACACAAGACATCCTGCCCAATGGCAATCAGGTTGTGAAGTCCGACCAGTATTACTGCTTGGTCTTGGACGAAGACGGGGGCTTTGAACCTGCGGTCATCGATATGAAGGTGACACAGATGAAAGTGTCCAAGCGTTGGAAAACGCAGATCGCTATGAACAAAGCGAAGAACCCAAAGACTGGTCAGCTACAGATCCTACCTCTGTACAGCACCATCTGGAAGTTGACGTCGGTGGATGAAACCAACCGTCGCAACGAAACCTACGCGAACTATGCTGTGCAAAAGGTAGGCATGGTAGAGGATCGCGATATCTTCCTAGAAGCCAAGACATTCCGCGAGAGCGTAATGGCTGGTGAGGTTAAGGCTCAAGATGAACATCAGACTGGTGATCGAGACCAGGGTGATGATCAAGCGCGGGATGAAATTCCGTTCTAAGTAGCCTTAAAGGGGGTTGACGTTTTGTGTGACCGTGTGCGCACCGCGTCCGATGTCTTCCCCCACTTAACCTCAACAGGAGCCAAGCATGTCCGATGCAAAGAGATTGTTGGCGGCGTTCGAAGGATCGTCTGCTGCACATGGGACAACGGTGGTGGGCCGCGTAGGGAGAAACGGTAAGACCGAATCCAAGAGTCGCGTAGTTCATCAAACGTTGGACGAAGAAAAAGTACAGGCACACATCGACGGCGGGTTAGGCGTAGGTTCGATCCCAATCAACTCAGACAACATGTGTAAGTTTGGGGCGTTGGATATCGACACATACGATCTGGATTTACAGGCACTGAACAAGAAGGTTCATGCCATGAAGATGCCCCTGATATTGTGTCGCTCGAAGTCGGGCGGTGCACACCTGTTCTTGTTTCTCAAAGACTGGGAACCTGCTGCGTTGATCCGCGAGTACCTGACAGAGATGTCGATTGCTCTTGGTCACAGCGGCTGCGAGATATTTCCAAAGCAAGACCAAATCCTCGCTGACCGTGGGGATGTGGGTAACTATATCAACATGCCTTACTATGGCGGTGAGATTACCACACGCTACGCCATGGATAAGAAGGGCGAAGCCATGAGCCTACAGCAGTTTGTCAAAGCTGTAGAAAAATGCAGAGTTAGTGCAGCCGAACTGGACAAGCTACAGTTTGGTGGAGAGCGAAAGTATTTTACTGACGGACCATATTGCCTCGAAGTCATGGCAAGCCAGGGCAAGATCACAGACAACCGTAACATCACGATGTTTGCTGTGGGTGTGTACTGCCGACTGAAGTGGCCTGACGATTGGAAGAAGCATCACGAAGAATACAATCGAATGCTTTGCGAACCTGCGCTCGAAGCGACAGAGATCGTGAACATCCAGAAGTCTTTGGAAAAGAAACCAACATACTTCTATCAGTGCGACACCTGTCCACTGAAAGATTTCTGCGACAAGAACATCTGCAAGACCAGACCATACGGTGTCGGGAACCAAGCACCTGACATGCCCAACGTGGGTGGCCTGACTATCGTGCTATCCGAACCGCGTTTGTATTTCATGGACGTCGATGGGCAGCGGATGCAACTGACAACCGAGCAACTGCAAAACCAAATGCTTTGGCAGCGGCAGTGCATGGATCAACTCAGTATGATGCCGCCAACCATGAAGCCACAGAAGTGGCAGCAACTGGTCAACGAACTGATGAGCAAGTCGGTCAAGCAAGAAGTACCAGAAGAGATGACAATCAAGGGTCAGTTCAAGGAACTACTCAAGGTGTACTGCACCAGTCGCATCAAGGCCATGGCCCCAGAGGAAATGGATATGGGCAAGCCGTGGACCGAGGACGGGCTAACCAAGTTTACTATCGCAGGGATCATGCAGTTCCTGAAGAACCGAGGCTTCAACGAATATACAAGGGCCGAGGTACAAGAGCGATTGAAAGAATTGAACGGCGGACAAGAGTGCCATGGGCACCAAGGGATCAAGAAGCCAGACGGCAAGCGATCTACATTACGGGTCTGGTGGGTGCCAGCCTTCGAAGAACAAGAGATAGAATTAAATACACAGGAGTTAGAAAATGACATTCCATTCTGAGAACAGGCTGATGCGTATCACTGAGATCAGCGACTGGCTGAATGTCTCCAAGTCCACCATCTATAAATGGGTAAGCGACGGCACGTTTCCGAAGCCTATCATCCTGGGCGAGGAGAGCGGTGCGAGAAACAGCGCAAGCCGTTGGGTAGAACAGGAGGTCGTGGATTGGCTGGAGGCACGTCCACGGGGTAAGAATGAAGAATGATCTTCTGATCCTCGGCCCCCCAGGCTGTGGTAAAACCTACACTCTGATCCAAAGGATACGCGCTGCGTTGTCTGATGGTGTGCGCCCTGAAGAGATTGCCTTTGTTTCGTTTACACGCAAGGCCATTCAAGAGGCAGTGGAGAGAACGCTCGAAGAGTTCGGACTGAACGTCAAGCAGCTATCATACTTCCGCACCCTACATTCGATTGCCTTCCGCGCCTTGGGTCTGAACCGTACCAACATGATGGACAAGGAAGACTGGACTGCGCTTGGTCGCAACCTTGGTATTTCTTTTGCGGGTGTAGACAAGACTGACCCAGACAACGGCATCCTGATTACAGACGTGGGTGGCAGCGGCAGTAAGTATGTGCAGATCATAGATCGCGCTCGGTATCGTGAGGTTTCACTTGAGCAAGAGTACAACGAGGCGGAAGACTACGACCTATACTTTGAGAAGCTGACGCAGATCGAAGAGGCATCGCACATATATAAATCCTTGCAGTCGAAGTACGACTTCGTGGACCTGATCCAGAAGGCACTGACCGTGGACTTTCCAAGGTTCAAGTTGCTGATCGTCGATGAAGCACAGGACCTGACACCGTTGCAGTTGAACATGGTGCAACACATGTCGGACTATGCGGATGAGGTGATCTATGCGGGGGATGACGACCAAGCGATCCACCGTTGGACGGGCGTTGATGTTAAGAAGTTCATCACCCTGACCAACAACATCGAGGTGTTGAGCCAGTCGTATCGATTGCCCAAGCGGATCCACGCTCTGTCCCAGCAGGTGGCGAAGCGTATACACAACCGTATACACAAGGAGTTCCAGCCACGGGAAGAGCAAGGCAAAGTCGAGTATCACCTTACTTTGGACACAATCCCCTTACATGAGGGGTCATGGACCATCATGAGTAGAACCAACAGTTTTGTTCGTGAGTTTGCTGACTGGCTCCGAGATGCGGGGTACTTGTATAGCGTGAAGGGACGCCCCTCAATCGACCCAGAATTAGGGCATGCCATGATTATGTGGCGTCTACTCCAGAACGGTGGAAAGCTCACTATGGCGCAAGCTCTGCGGCTCTACGACGCCGTCCCTAAACAGGGAGACTATGCCGTCGTGAAGCGGGGAGCAAAGAAGCTGCTGCAAACGGCTGACCCTGAGATGATGTTTGGGTACGGGGACCTGTGCGACTACGGTATGCTGGCACCCTTGAACCGAGATGCGATGGACGTGGCACGGCTAGGCGATGACGACAAGTTGTATGTACAATCGTTAGAACGTCGGGGCGAAAGCATCACCGAGCCTCCGCGTATTAAAGTGTCTACATTCCATGCTATGAAGGGTGGAGAGGACGACAACTGTGTGGTGTTCTTGGCCTCGACCAAGGCGTGTGTGGAGAGCAAGCACCAAGACGATGAGCACCGTGCATTCTACGTTGGCATCACCAGAGCCAGGAAGGAACTGCACATCTTGGATACAGATAAAAGATACAGGTATGAGATATGAATAGAAACGACGTACTCGATCAAGCAAAGGAACTTATCAACGGGGATCGGGCAACCGATTACGGGGATGCACACGAGAACCATGCGCGTATTGCAGAAGGGTGGAACATCATCCTGCGGGGCGCGATGAACAGTCATGGTTATTTAACGCCAGCACATGTGACGTTAATGATGGACTGGGTAAAGACCAGCCGTCTCATAGAAACAATAGATCACCCAGATTCATGGGTCGACAAGGCAGGTTACACGGCTCTGGGCGCGGAGTTTGTGGCAAAAGAAAAACGCAGCATCGAGGAGGTTATCGCAGATGCAAGGAAATCTATTCGGTAGTGATCTGCATCACCAGATCAAAAACGAACTGAACTTGATTGACAAGGATTGGAACATCCCATCGGAGTTCCCTGATCTGACAAAGTATAAAGAAATAGCTATCGACCTAGAAACCAAGGACCCAAACATCAAAACACTGGGGCCAGGATGGTCGCGCAAAGACGGACACATCATCGGTGTGGCTGTAGCCGCAGGGGATGAGCAATGGTACTTTCCCATGCGTCATCAGAACGGACACAACCTCGATCCCAAGATGGTGTTGAAGTGGGTGAACCGTCAGGTGTCTGTGCCAGATATGAACATCATCATGCACAACGC